CCGACCCGGTGTTCGGAGCGGTGGGGGGTGCACCCTGTCCGGGAAGTGGCGTCGCGCCTGATCCGGACTGCACGAGGTGTGGCTTGGATTCAGCGAGTGCCTTGACCAGTTCGGCGACCTTGGCCTTGTCGACTACGCCCAGTTCGGACACGGGGACTTCGGCAACGCGTTCTGAGAGCAACGCCGCCGCGTCGGCCGGGTCGAAGAACTTCGCTGCCGAAGCAGCCGCTTCGATCGCTGACGCGACCAGGCTTTTGCCGACCTCGCCAAGAACCTGCGAGCGGGCTTCCTTGCGGGCAGCCTCGATCGCCTTCTCCTGCTCGGTCTGCGTCTGACCCTTCAAGGCATCGAGTTCCTTCTGAACCCGATCCCGTTCCGCCTCAGCCGCAGCCTTGGCACGGGTCGCTTCCTGGGCCGCCTCGCGTTCCTTCTGGATCGCCGCCTTGCCAGCGTCACCGAGGACGTCTGCCGCGGGGGGCGTCGCGCCACCACCGCCACTATTCGGCTCGCCCGGAGGGTCGTTGCGGAGCAACCGGGCACGCAGGTAGGAGTTGGTCTTGTGCATCGCTGATTCCTTGCAGAGGCCCCGCGCGTCGCGCGTCAGGGTCGTGGAATGCCGTGCCCGTCGCGGGTCACAGCACGTACGCGAAGCGCTTGAGCTGCCTCAAGATCTCTTCGCGTGTCCACCCAAGCCGCTCGGCCTGGAGGAAGATCTCGTCCGGCAGAAGCCGGGGCGTGGTGGCGGTGCGGTATCGCTGTCCTGCGGTGCGGGCTAGGCCTTCAGAGGCGAGGCGTTGACCGGCGGCGCCGCGGACCGTTGTACCCACGGTGGAGGCGAGGACTTCTTCTCCGTACGCGCGGGCGACGTACACGCCGGATTCGGCGTTGACTACCTGAGCCGGGTTCGCCCCGAGTCTGATAGCTTCGGCGCCTGCTTTGCCGAACACCTCGTCCTGATCCCCAACGGACAGGGAGGTGAAGTAGTCCTTCGGATCAGTCGACCAGTCGTCGATGTCCTCAGGCCCGGGGATGTGCTTGCAGTCGCAGCGCTTGTGCCGCCTGAACGCCACCGAGGACCTGTACTTACGGCCGGCCAGGATCGCGCATCGTGCGCACGACCTGCCGACCAGCATCCGCACGTAGTACTCGCACGACGAGCGGCCCTGCATGCCGGTTTGCACCGATGCGCGGCCAGTGTCGTTCAATCCACCCTTGACGATCGACTGCGCAATGAAGTCGAACCGTGTCCGCCAGTCCACGCCAGGCGCTCGAACCGAGTTAGGCGCGAACACAAGGGACTGAAGCCACGAGCCGCCGCCGTCCGCGACATCCGCGAACGCCACGGGGTTCACTTGCGCCTCGAAATCTAGGCTGGAGCCTTGTGCGTCCAAGATGTCGTTGAGGTAGGCATCTGCGATCGAGGCGATGAACACCTGCCGGCTCAGCAGCCTGTCCCCAATGGACTGCACGGCATCACGCCACGCTTCCGGAGACCGGTAGCCACGGCGTTGCGCCCGCCCCAGCAGGGCAAGCGCCTCCGCCACCTCGTTCGCAACGATCCGGGAGTAGTCGAGGCCGATCTCAGCTACGGAGGGCGGGAGCATTGGGGACCTCCGGCTGAACCGGAACGCGGTCTAGCTCTCGGAGAGTCTGCGCAACCTGAACACCACGGGCGCCCATGCGTTCCCGCAGGCCCTTCTTGGTCTGCTCGGACTCGCCCATGATCACCCAGGCGTGCTCGTTGTCGTAGATGCCCGACTGCACGCCCTTTACGGCGACATCCATCTTCGATGCCAGGGTTGGGGTGGCGGCCGATCGCCACTTCACCTCGTGCCCTCGGATCTCGTCGGGATTGCCGCCCTTGATGACCCAGGCAACCGCGTTTGCCTTCTTGTAGGCCGACCCATACCAGCCCTGGTGGTCCTCGGTGCGCAGCACCAAACGCTCAAGGCTGTACAGAATCGACTCCGCTGAAGGCGGGTTGTCGCTGCTGTAGCCCATGTAGTTCGGAGGGAGGCCGTAACCAGAGGACGCAATCTGAGCCATCATCTTGATCGAGTTGTGGAAGTTCGCCAGGTCCGAGGCAGTGAACTGCCCGAGCTTCACCTCGGGTGGTTCGTCGCCCTTGAACTTCGGGTCAGCATGGGGCACCGCCCACACCGCCCGCATCGCCGCGACCCACGCGTCAACGGGCTTGCCTTCGCTGTCAACGAAGTCCTTCTCGCTGACACCTACAGCCCACTTGCGAGCCACCGCGTGCGACTCGCCGGCGGCCATCAAGTTGGTCGCGAACTGGTTCGCCGCATCCAACGTGGGCTTGAGCTGGACCAGGTCACTCCTGCCCTCGCCGCGGCGCGGCTTGTTTAGCATGGGCACGAACGGAACCGAGGGAAGACGTGTGTCAGCCTCAAGCACCTTCGACCAGTCGCCGACGTACGAGAGGCGCTCGATCTTGGTGTTCCGAAACTCGTAGCACCTTCCACCGGGAAGATAGAGGGCCCCGAGAATGTCTCCACCTAGATCGAGGTCCTCGCACCACACCTTCAGTCCGGCGATCGGCTGCCGCGTACGCGGGTCGACTTCAACAGCTACCTGGCCCTCGTACTCGCTCGTGATAAGCGGCAGGTCACCATCCCCTGGGCCGATCATCAGAAAGTGCCGTCCGCTGACCATGGCCGCAGCGTGCGCCTCGCTCGCCTGCTCATCAAAGTCGCTCGCCTGCCACAGAGCGTTGAGGTCATCCGCTGGGTCTTCGTTCTCCAGGAGGAACGACTCCCACTTGAGACGCTCGTTCACACTCCCGATGACCAGATCTGCCCACGGCAGCAGCAGTGCGGGAAACCGATGCTCTTGCTCGGCAAGGATGCGGGCGACGTAGACCAGAGGCTGCTCCAGGTCCATGTACTGTTCCCAGCGCCTTGCCGCCTCCGCCTGACGGAAGATCCTCGTTCCCAGCCGGCCGTACCACTGCTCTGGAGTGAGGTCGCTGAGCTTCACCCGACCTCCTCAACGAGACGAGACAACGATCCGCCGGCGCGGCTTCTCTACCTGTTCGGGCAACGGATCGCGCTTCCACGCGGAACACGCCATCGCCGCAGAGGGGACAGCGTCAATCCGCTTACCCACCTTGTCCCGCTCCGGCTTGTCCGGGCGGATGAGCATCGGGTTCGCCGGCGACTTGCGCACCTCGACCTCGTCGAAGCAGAAGCGCGCCACCGGATTGCCGTGCGTCACCAGCCGACCGGTCTTCACCAGCGCCATCAGCTCGGTCATGCCAGGAGTCATCCGCTCGTAGGTGTTGTTGTAGGCGTCGATCTCCCACACGCCCGTGCGCTTCTCGATCTCCTGGATCACCGGAGCCATCGACCACTGGTCCGCATCCGAGGCGCGGATGTCGAACTCTCGCGCGTCCTTCTCGATGTCGTCATAGATCCGGCCGTAGTCGACGACGTCGCCCTCGGTGGCCACGATCCAGCCTTCTTTGACCCACTTCGAGAACTTCTTGTCGTTGTGCTTGTCCAAGAACTTCAGCGCGGACTCAGGGAGCCAGAAGCGCCACAGCGCATGGACTGGCGCGTCTTCCCGGTTCGACTCTGGAACAAGCAGGCACCACGCCGACAAGTCGAACTTGCTGGCCAAGTCGAAGCCTGCCCACGCCGTTTTGCCCACCAACTGCTCGCGGTGGTAGTCCGGGGTCAGCCACAGGTCGCCCTTGCACTGGTCGTACAAGTTCATCGGCATCCAGCGGAACGACGCTGACACGCGCTGATTCACCTGGAACTGCTTGAACCCGTCTTCCTTCTCCGGGTCGTTCGCCGCATCCAAAGCCTGCCGCTGCATCGCCGCGCGGGACTTGAACTGGTCCAAGGCCGGGTTCGGCCACTTCCAGTTCCGCTCATCCAACGGGTTGGTGTTCACCGGCAGATCCGGATGCCCTTGGAAGGTCTCACGCAGAGACTGCAACTGCTCGTCGGTCAAAGGGAGCTTGCGGACGAACGAGAAGATGTGCGGGGAGCGAGTCGGATCCTCTTGGACCTTCTCCGCCTCGTCGATCAGTGACGCTCCGAAGCTCGTGTTCTGGTTCGTCTCCGTCGTCGTGGCGAGCATGAGTTCCTGCAGCCGAGTGCCCGCGGCAGTTGTCATGGCTTCCCAAAGGGAGTTGTCCGGCTGCGACAGCACCTCGTCCAAGTTG